CTTACGTTCTGGCTGTTTATATTCATTTATTTCAATGGTTTCCATGAACCTAATGCAAATCTTTCAGCAGCTTTCTCATCTGCTCCAAATTCAAATATCTCTCCACGTTCCACTGCAGTTTTATAAGCATTTATCATAGACTGATAATTCTTTTCGTCATCGTCTTCATAAGATTCAAATTCTTTCCACTCTCCCTTTATCCCTTCCCAATTAGGAAATAAACGAGGAAAAGCTACCCATCGTCCTCCTATAAATTCATGACTCATTATATGAGTTGATTCACCAACCCTCTCACCTGTTATCGCATCATAATTTGGTCTTTCCATACCTTCTCGTATTCTTCTAGCCTTTTGGGTATAAGCATCAGGCTCTTCAACATCAGCTTTAGCGTTAATAATATCTATTGTATCTTTAACGGTGACTTGATTCATCATCTCAAAGACTTTATCATCAACCTTATTTCTTTCTTGATTTGCCATCTAAAAAGGAACTGCACCTCTTATAACAGGAGCATTAGTTATTAAATCCACTAGAGTTCTCAACCCAGCTTGTTTTATTAAGTCTTGTCTACCATATGGATATAAACTTTTCCATCCCTTTAAATGAATATTAGGGTGAAAAATTTCCTTCCATTCGCCTGGATGCATTTTAAAATCCCAAATATCTTTATAATGAATTTTACCTTCTTTTAATTTTGATGAATATCCTCCCATAACTCCATGAGTAGCTGGGCTCCGAGTAGGCATTTTACCAGGAGATGTAATCCACTCATTTCCCATTTTTATTTCATCTATAAGAAGTCGTCCTCTTTTGCTCTTAGGATTAAAACTTAAAGTACCATCTTTATTTTCTTTAAAAATCTTTGTTCCTTTTCTTGGTTTTAGTCCAAATGTTCTTCTATATAAAAATTCTCTTGCATCATTCACTGCTTTATGTCGTTCTCCAGAACCACCAACAACACCATATAATGGTTTATCTTGCGCTACGGATTTTATAGTTCTACCAATTGCTTTTGCAATTCTTTTAACTTTACTTGGTTCTGCCCAACCAGATTCCCCTGTTGGGCCAGATATTCTTAAACCTCCTTCTGCCACACTAAGTTTACTTCTATCAATTTTTTCTCCACGAATTAAATTCCTTTTCATTTTCTTTAAAGAGCCTGCATATGAAAACGGCTCTCTTATATTAGTTGCAACTCTACCTATAGCCTTTGGAGCTTGTGACATCATAAGTGGAACACTTAAAGCTCCTAATAAATTTCTTGATGACTGCATAGTAGGGTCAGCAAGCTCAGAAGGAGGGTCTATAATATCAACAAATGGTATGCCGGGTAATACATCAGCAACTGCAGCAGCTGCAGCTCCCATAGGCCCTGACTCATAAAGCTTATCTGCTGTTTTTTGTATGATATTCCTTTTATCTTTAGGAGTTTTAGAAATACCTCCATGAATTGCACTTTGAATATCGTGCCAATCGCCTTCAGCTGTTGTATCCCTTACATCTTCATAAGATAAAGACATAAGATTACCTACATACCGTTCACGCAAAAACTTCTCTTTATTTTTTACTGAAACTGCTGTAGTAGACGCAGGCGCAAGAGGCTTCTTTTTTGGTGCCCCAAATAAATTAATATGCCTACTTGTCTTTTTCTTTTGATTTGCCATCTAAAAACTTTTCAAATTTCTTATCGTCTTTGTTCATTTCAACATAGAGCTGAACAACCTTTTCTAAGTTAAACAATCTTTGCGATAACATTGAAACTATTGTTCTTGTGTTCTCCATAGCTCTTCTTAAGTCATGTTTTGAATATGAAGCCTTCCTTTTAGCCATTATTCCACCATTCTTTCTGGTAATGGCATCTTATCAATAATACCTAATATCTTGCTAATATATACTATATCTCTTGAAGATGGGTTATATATATTTTCCCATTTTATACTTGCACTGAATGTTTTTAATAGAGCAATAGCTTCATCAAGTTCCATCTTTTCAGGTAAGTCCCTGCTAGTCGAACTTGCAAACTTCTTTATTAACGTATCCATCTAGTTTTCCCAACACTTAATTCCGTCTTCAGTAAATTCCATAGTTATCCAACCAGTTCTGATAATAGGATACATTGAGTATCTAGCATATTCTGCATATCTTAAAAAACTACCACCTCTTACATACCATCTTCTATGTAAAGTTTCCTCATCACCATCTACTATAATAGAATCTACTGGTTTTGCATAAAGTTGGTGGTTGTGACCTAAGAAAAAGACATCTCCTTGAGAATATACCGCAGCTAATTTATCTAATTCCAAATCTCCATTCTTTGCACCACTTTTTCCATGACCACTAACCAAATTCCATTCCTTATCCCTACAAACTATTTGACTATAGCCAGGCATTTTAAAATATGGTACATTCATTTCATTGGCTATTAGTTTACATATATCCAAATCTAAAATATTAAAACTTCTAAGATAATCGTGATTACCTCCTCTTATAAAAAGACACTTATCCTTAATTGTTTGTATTAATTGAATAAAAGTAAGATATTGTTCATCAGGTGGAATCTCTTGTCCTCTCTGACTTATCTTATAGTGAGGTGGGATTAATTCTAATAAATCACCATTACCAAACCAAACAGCATTATCATCTTCATAAATAGTCTTTACTGCCTGCTGGAATTTCTTTAAATCAAATTCATGAGCTCCAACATGAACGTCTGTTAACCCATGAACTCTGATAACCTTATCTGACTCATATCGAAATACCTGACCTGGGGATACTTCTTCATACTCTTTAATCTCAGTCTCTATTGGTACTGAGAAATATCTTGAGCATGATTTACATTTATATTGTTGTGAGATTCCTTTTTTTTTCTTCTTAACCCCATCCTTTTTAACATACATGCTTGCGCATCTTGGACAAACCATTATTCAGACTCCGATTGTGCAGTTATTTGTTTTTGTTCTCTTGCAGCTCCCTCAATTTCATCAGGTGAGAATCCTTGAAACACTCCAAGAAGTCCTACTTCTCTCTGTTTTACTGTAGTCCCTGAAGTTCCTACTATCTTACCTAACTCTTTTGCTGATTGTAATATGATATTGTCATCTTCACTATAGTCTGCAAGGTTCTTCAACTTACCTAATATATACTCATGGTCAATACCAAGACCTTTAGCTACATCTAATACTGATTTCTCTATTTCTTTCATAACTCTTTCCTGTTTTAATAATATTGTTGCTTTCTTCCTTGCCTTGTTATTTGACATTTCAGTATATGCCTTCTTATATGCATCAACTGCTCCCATGCCAACTACTATATTTGTCGCAAACTCTCTTTCCTTCCTTGTAACATTCTTCCTTTCCTTCACACGCCTACCTGCATTATTGATACTTTTACT